ACGGCGTTGGTCCAAATCTAGATCATGAAGGTGCATGGCATATAGATCACCTTATTCCTCTTTGTTTGTGGGAGAAGAATAAACATATTAATCCTTTTTATATTGAAGGGGCCGAAGGTGATGAACAGATTGGGCCTAATCACTGGAGTAATTTAAGACCTCTCTGCGCTAAAGAGAATATGAGCAGGGGTAGTCGCGATCTTGATTTAAATGAAGTAAAGCTACATTACCAGAAACTTGAGCGTCTCTACCCAGAAAGATTTAAAACTCATGACTCTTGACATCATAACAAAGTATGTGCCTTTGTTGGCGGGATTGATGTATGCAGTGGTAGCTGGGGCGTACTTCATGAAGAAGGAATATGGTTGGGGTGTGGTCTGGGTATCGTATGCTACGGCAAATTTTGGCCTTATGGTAGTTGGTAATCAGTAAAAGAGTGTAAATTAAACAAATGAGTTTATCATATAGTGAGTTCCCTGTTTATATAGGTCAAGTTGGAGTGGGTACGACTTCTATTTCAGAATTGACGGGTTATATACCTGCCACTCAAGTCAGTGTAAATTACAATACAAATCATAGCCCCAATCGTAAACAGGGTAAATCAATATCTGGGAGTGTTGATCAGTTTAACTATGGTGGTGCTCTTACCGCTGATATATCAGTTGACTGTTTGCTACATACAGGGATGCTTTCTGGGTTAAAATTTCTAGAAGATGGAAACCAAGATAATTTTGTATCGATTCAATTAGGAAGCGGTTTTTATGGCAAATGTTACGCTAAAGATGTGTCTGTAGATATTGTTCCGTTCGCCCCTGTGACCCTAAAGGCTAATTTTGTTTCTTTAGAACCTGCGGTTGGTGGAACAATTACTGGGAGAACGCCTCGATTTCGTCCTATTCCCGTCCCTCTCCTCCCGTCTGCTCCTCCTTTGGACAGCGATGCTGTAGCATATGGCCACACCTGTAGCGTGGATGGCGGTGCTGCGAACATTTTAAATGACACTCAAAGCCAAATAAGTTTTAAACGAAGTTATAACCGCACTCCAGTTTATGGTATCGGTTCTATCTATGCTTCAGAGATGCTTTTGGACGGCGTTGAAGAAGAAATGAATATTAATTCTACTGGATTACAAAATTTAATAGATTTTAGCGGAGACATTTTAACAAGCAACTTAAAAGTTAATCTTTGCGGTATAGGTGGCACTACTGTTATGACAGAAATTGTAGATTTAATTCAATTTGAAAATGGGTCGAGATTACTGAACGAGTCTTTTTCTACGCAAGGAGGAGAGACTTTAACGACAAGCGCTACAATTAAACAGGTTAAATTATAATTTCAGTGTAATGTATATTACATATGGCACTTAAAAAATTGTCTAATTTTCGTCTAGAGCCTCATACATTCTTCTCTATTAAATTTAAAGAGAGGAAATTTAAGTTCACCCCGAATCAACGCAAATTTCTAGAGACTCTACTAGATCCTGAAGTAAAAATCATGTTTGTGTCTGGGCCAGCGGGTTCTAGTAAAACATACATGTCTTTATATGGTTGTTTACGTTTAATGGCTGAAGATAACGAGAAAGACCTTCTTTACATCAGAAGTATTGTAGAAAGCGCAGATAAAGGATTAGGAAGTCTTCCTGGAGATATGTCTGAAAAGTTTAACCCTTTCACCCTACCTCTATATGATAAACTTGAAGAAATAATACATGAAGGCGATACTGCGTTCTTAAAACAGAAAGAAAGAGTATCAGCTATACCTATAAACTTTTTGAGGGGCGCTAACTGGAACAACAAGTTAATTGTGGCTGATGAAGCTCAAAACTTTACATTCAAAGAATTAACCACATTAATTACTCGAATAGGAGAAGATACGAAGGTGGTTGTCTGTGGAGACTTTATGCAAAGCGACATTAACGTCAAAACAGGCTTTAAAGATATGTTCGACATATTTTCTGATGATGAATCGAAGGAAAACGGTATAAGTTGTTTTTCATTCACTAAAAATGATATTGTTAGAAGCAAAATATTAAAATTTATCATTTCTAAGTTAGAAAAAGGCAAGAAAGTGTAATATTATATATTAAAGCAAGAAAAAAGTGTTACGCGCAAGCGGCGAACTGCTACAAACATAAAAGACACAAGCCTTGTTTTTCTTTTTTTGAAAAATTGAATTTTAATTATATAAATATATAGTATGGCTCATCTATTTTGTCACAGTTGCGGTGCGAAACTTTCTTATTCTAATGCAAAGCCTAATTTTTGTGGAAAGTGTGGTATACAACTTAACACTTTAGCTTCCACAACTTCAACAAACACTTCAGCAGGTATGCCTGTGCTAGAAAAATCTGTAGCTATTTCTCAAGACGAGACAGATGCAGAAAGTGTTCCTAACATCACCAGTTTACAAGTAGAAGTCCAAGCGTCTGACAAAAGTCCTATGACTTTTGGTTCATTAGTAGGCGAGTCAACTAAATCCGATCAGGGTCGGGCTAAGAGGGCTAGATCTATTAATGAATTTATTGATGAAAAGAAAAAAGAAAGGTGAGTATACATATGAAGACTTTTCTGAAGTAATTGACTTAGCTATTAAAAAACAGCAATATAAGTGGAGACTTAACGCTGTAAAATGGTTTGACTTCGACGATGTTCAGCAAATCATCAAATTGCACATTTCTAAGAAGTGGCACATGTGGGATCAAGAAAGACCTCTTGAACCTTGGATTGGTAGAATAATATCCAATCAAATAAGAAACCTAGTGAGAAATCACTACGGCAATTATGTTAATCCTTGCCCCCAGCAGCATGAGCCAGATCACGACCCTTCTACCTGTCCTATATGTCAAAAATGGGAAAAAACTAAAAAATCAGCTTTAGAAGTAAAACTTCCTTTATCTACTGAAGATTTTGTAAAAGAAGTAAAAAGTAAAGAATACATAGACTTTGATTTTTCTGTATCCCTAGAAAGATTAAACGGGCAAATGAAGATTCGTTTAAGTAATATTCATTATACTGCGTATAGAATGTTGTATTTTGATAAAAGCAGTGAAGAAGACGTAGCTAAATTTATGGGTTACAAAATTTCTGCTCAAAAACGGAAACTTGGATATAGACAAGTCAAGAATTTAAAAAAGAAGTTCCTACAGGTAGCTATAGAAATACTTAAGGACCAAGATATTATAGGAGATGGATCTAACTAAAGAACAGAAAGATTTTTTAAGGGAGAATGCATCAAAGATCCCAGATCTCATTGATTTGACGAAGCAATGCTTCGAAGACGATTCTTTAGACGGAAGGTCTAAAGAAGGTAGGGCAGTAAGGAAATTTCTAGTAGAAAATTCTATAGATTTCAAAACTACAGCGAGAGCGCCTGTGGAGACTATAGAATTCACAAAAGAGCAAAAAGACTTCATAATTCAACAAGCTGAAGAAGGATTGTCTTCTTTAGAGATAGCTCGCATAGTCTTTCCGTCTAGATCTGTCAGACCGTTGAGTAATGAGCAAAGAGCTGTCTTGTCGCAAATTAGAGAAGTGAATCCTGATATTTTACCTTCTCAAGATTCAGGTGCTCTTCATTCATACATTGCACCGAAGTCTCCGTCTCGAATCATTAAAAAAATCAATGATGCCACAGGTTTGGGGTTAGATGAATCAAAACTTAACAGACAAAAGCAAATTTGCGTAGAAAAACTCGGAGTTAACTTTTCTAACTCAAGATTTCTCAAAATTATTAACAATTATTTAAATCAAGAGGATCGAGTGTTGTTCGAACACGAATTTACTCGATTGACTTGGGATAAACCCGACTTAACCGCAGACGAAATAAATTTGTATTTAAACGTGTGCAAGGAAGTCATAAACTTAGAAGTTATTAGTGCTCACTTGAATAAACTTAACAGTATGTTCGATGATGCTGACGAGCAGCAAGAAATGTCTATTAGGTTGGCTGAAATCATCAAAGCTAAGAGCGGAGAGTATCATCAATGTGAAACGCGAATTGAGAACCTGACAAAAAAGCTTCAAGGAGACAGAAGCGAAAGGATGAAGAAGATGAACAAAGAAAATGCTTCATTTTTGTCTATAGTGCAACTTTTCCAAGAAGAGGAAGAAAGAGAGACAATGGTAAGAATTGCAGAGATGCAAAAAGAGGCTGTGAAGCAGGAAGCGGAAAGATTAGAGGGAATGGCAGAATGGAAAGCAAGAGTTTTAGGAATTGGACAGCAAGATGTCATATAAATGTAAAATATGTGGGGATTCATTTGATTCCTTAAAGGGACTGCATTCTCACATGAGAAAGCACGGTAAACTGCTGGGAGACTACTATGTAGAGAATTATGGGAGAAAAGATAAATTAACTGGAGAGTTAATACCTTTTAAAAATTACAAACAGTATTTCGCCACCGATTTCATAAATAAAAAAAATATGAAGAAATGGTGTCTCCAAGCACCAAAGGAGGAGGTCAAGGATTTCATCATCGCCTCCTTAAACAAAAAATTCCTCTCCAAAGCAGTTTCGTCTGGACCCCCGTCCACTTACCTACTCACTAGCAATCTGCCAGACATAGATCTGTGTAAACAGATCTTCGGCAGCTACAAAGAGACATGTAAGCAGTTAGACATGAAGCCTATGCTTTCTGAACCTCTGCCAAAGGAATTCAACAAAGACTATTCAGATACGCCCATACTGATAGATACCAGAGAGCAGAAGCCCCTGCATTTCACCAATTCTAAGTTGTTGAAGCTTGATGTCGGAGATTAT